ATGACTGCGTATTACAACGAAATAGATCCGTATGCAGCGCAATGGCTGCGTAACTTAATTGACGCTGGAGAAATTGCCCCCGGTTATGTAGATGAAAGGAGTATTGAAGATGTCACACCAGGTGATTTGCGAGGGTTTACCCAGCACCACTTTTTTGCAGGAATCGGAGTTTGGAGCTATGCACTTAGAAAAGCAGGATGGCCAGACAACAAGAGTATCTGGACAGGAAGTTGCCCATGCCAACCTTTCAGCTCGGCAGGCAAAGGAAAAGGGGTTGATGACGAGCGGCACTTATGGCCGGCATTCTTCTGGCTTATTGAAAAATGCAATCCTGGCATCGTTATTGGCGAACAGGTTGCAAGCGCAGACGGCCTCGCTTGGCTCGACCTTGTACAAACTGACTTGGAAGGTGCGAACTACACCTCTGCAGGTACCGATATTTGCGCTGCGGGCTTCGGTTCTCCGCACATCAGGCAGCGATTGTATTGGGTGGCCTACTCCAACGACAAATATCAACTTTCAGCCAGAAACGCGCAGGGGAATTCAGAACCTATCTGGATGCGTGAGACTAGCGGGATGGCAAACTCCTTTAGCGAACGATGCAACAGGTTCAACGCATTGCTACAGCGGAAAAGACAAGAGCGGAACCCCAAGAATCTGCTTGAAACTTCCAGGGACGGTGAAGCTATGTACTCATTACCGGTTAACGGCTTCTGGAGAGATGCAGACTGGCTTTACTGTAGAGATGAAAAATATCGTCCAGTTAGACCCGGCTCATTCCCGATGGTTAATGGCATTGCCAAAAGCTTGGGACGAGGCAAGTCCACACTGGGAGGAATGGCAAAGCGCAATCAAGATCAGCGAATTATTGGATATGGAAACGCAATCAATGCAGAAGTAGCAACGGCATTCGTGAAAGTTTGTATGGAGGTTGTTAATGCTTAGCCCATCCCAATCCCTCCAATACCAGAAAGAAAGCGTCGAGCGGGCTTTAACGTGCGCTAACTGCGGTCAGAAGCTGCATGTGCTGGAAGTTCACGTGTGTGAGCACTGCTGCGCAGAGCTGATGAGCGATCCGAATAGCTCAATGTACGAGGAAGAAGACGATGAGTGATTTCTCTGAGCTTATTTCCTTCAAAAAAGACAGAGAAGAAATGCGGACTGAATCTGTCTATTACGTTCAACACCGGAATAAACGCTCTGTGCTTGATCAGGAGCTGGTTATTACCGGAGACCTGGCATTCAGAACATATAAGGCCAGCATGGAAATGAAGGATTTCCCTAAATGTGGTTCTGAAAGAGAAGCCGCGTTAAAGCTGGCTGAGTGGATGCAGAGGATGGCTGCTGCAATTGAGAATTACTGGAGTGAACCATAATGGCTAACCTACGCAAAGAAGCACGCGGCAGAGAATGCCAGGTACGTATTTACGGCGTATGCAATGGCAACCCTGAAACTACAGTTCTGGCACATTACCGGATGGCTGGAATTTGCGGAACGGGAATGAAGCCTGACGACCTGATCGGTGCATGGGCTTGTAGTGACTGCCACGCGGAGATCGACCGACGCACAATGATTCTCGACAACAAAGACGCCAGACTTTACCACCTCGAAGGCGTGATCAGGACGCAGGCGATACTACTGAAGGAGGGGAAGATTAAGCCATGAACGAATATCAGTTTGTGCTTCCATACCCGCCGTCGGTGAATACCTACTGGCGAAGACGGGGAAGCCAATACTACATCAGCGATAAAGGCCAGAAATACCGAAAAGACGTTCAGCAAATCATCCGCCAACTTAAGTTAGACATTTTCACCAAATCACGACTCCGCATCAAAGTAATCGCAGACGTTCCGGACTCCCGCCGCCGCGACCTCGACAACATCCTGAAAGGTTTACTCGACTCCCTTATCCACGCCGGATTTGCGGAAGACGACGAGCAATTCGATGACATTCGCGTAATTCGTGGTGTGAAAGTACCAGGTGGAAGGCTTGGAATAAAAATCACCGAACTGGAGAACGCATGAACGCCACAATTCAAACGATACCAGAGCTTCTTATCCAGACACGAGGCAATCAGACCGAAGTGGCAAGGATGCTTTCCTGCGCAAGAGGAACAGTGCTCAAGTACAACCGAGACAGCAAAGGCGAGCGTCACGTAATAGTTAACGGCGTCCTGATGGTCAAACAGGGCAAAAGGGGAAGGCCATGAGACTCGAAAGCGTAGCTAAATTTCATTCGCCAAAAAGCCCGATGATGAGCGACTCACCACGGGCTACGGCTTCTGACTCTCTTTCCGGTACTGATGTGATGGCTGCTATGGGGATGGCGCAATCACAAGCCGGATTCGGAATGGCTGCATTCTGCGGTAAGCATGAACTCAGCCAGAACGACAAACAAAAGGCTATCAACTATCTGATGCAATTTGCACACAAGGTATCGGGGAAATACCGTGGTGTGGCAAAGCTTGAAGGAAATACTAAGGCAAAGGTACTGCAAGTGCTCGCAACATTCGCTTATGCGGATTATTGCCGTAGTGCCGCGACGCCGGGCGCAAGATGCAGAGATTGCCACGGTACAGGCCGTGCGGTTGATATAGCCAAAACGGAGCAGTGGGGGAGAGTTGTTGAGAAAGAGTGCGGAAGATGCAAAGGTGTCGGCTATTCAAGAATGCCAGCAAGCGCCGCATATCGCGCTGTAACGATGCTAATCCCAAACCTTACTCAACCCACCTGGTCACGCACTGTTAAGCCGCTGTATGACGCTCTGGTGGTGCAATGCCACAAGGAAGAGTCAATCGCAGACAATATTTTGAATGCGGTCACACGTTAGCAGCATGATTGCCACGGATGGCAACATATTAACGGCATAATATTGACTTTTTGAATAACTTTGGGTAAATTTGACTCAACGATGGATAAATGCACTCGTTAAATAAAGCCCTGAGTTAATAGCTCGGGGCTTTTTGCGTTTGCACAACAGGTAAGAGCATTCTCCCTTATGGGGCTTGGCTTAAATGCACCGAGTGCTCTTATCGTTGTGGTGAATACGCAGGCTGATGCGTTAATCAGGTGAACGAGATACCCGCCGGTCCGTGATATGGCACACCGTGCCGGTCATATCTGCCGCGGTTAGGTTTACGAGGATTTCGTAAAGCTGGTCTAGGGTGAAGCCGTGAAAGCGGAGGAAGTAAAACGAGGCGTCGGTACACGCCTATCGTCATTAAGTCGGAGTTCAGCACCGACCGCCACAACCCAAACTGAGCCGTAGCCACTGGCTATCCTGAATTCATCAGTGATAGTTACGCTGCGGCCTTCTACACATGACCTTCGTGAAAGCGGGTGGCAGGAGGTTGCGCTAACAACCTCATGCCGTTTTGCCCGTGCATATCGGTCACGAACAAATCTGATTACTAAACGCAGTAGCCTGGATTTGTTCTATCAGTAATCGACCTTATTCCTAATTAAATAGAGCAAATCCCCTTATTGGGGCTAAGACATGAAGATGCCAGAAAAACATGACCTGTTAGCCGCCATTCTCGCGGCAAAGGAACAAGGCATCGGGGCAATCCTTGCGTTTGCAATGGCGTACCTTCGCGGCAGATATAATGGCGGTGCGTTTACAAAAACAGTAATCGACGCAACGATGTGCGCCATTATCGCCTGGTTCATTCGTGACCTTCTCGACTTCGCCGGACTAAGTAGCAATCTCGCTTATATAACGAGCGTGTTCATCGGCTACATCGGTACTGACTCGATTGGTTCGCTTATCAAACGCTTCGCTGCTAAAAAAGCCGGAGTAGAAGATGGTGGAAATCAATAATCAACGTAAGGCGTTCCTCGATATGCTGGCGTGGTCAGAGGGAACTGATAACGGACGTCAGAAAACCAGAAATCATGGTTATGACGTCATTGTTGGCGGAGAGCTATTCACTGATTACTCCGATCACCCTCGCAAACTTGTCACGCTAAACCCCAAACTCAAATCAACAGCCGCCGGGCGCTACCAGCTTCTTTCCCGTTGGTGGGATGCCTACCGTAAGCAGCTTGGCCTGAAAGACTTCTCTCCTAAAAGCCAGGACGCTGTGGCACTGCAACAGATTAAAGAGCGTGGCGCTTTACCTATGATTGATCGCGGTGATATTCGTCAGGCAATCGACCGTTGCAGCAATATCTGGGCTTCACTGCCGGGCGCTGGTTATGGTCAGTTCGAGCATAAGGCTGACAGCCTGATTGCAAAATTCAAAGAAGCAGGCGGAACGGTCAGAGAGATTGAGGTATGAGCAGAGTAACCGCGATTATCTCCGCTCTGATTATCTGCATCATCGTCTGCCTGTCATGGGCTGTTAATCATTACCGTGATAACGCCATTACCTACAAAGAGCAGCGCGATAAAAAAGTCAGTGAGCTGAAGCTGGCGAACGCCACCATTACTGACATGCAACAGCGCCAGCGTGATGCTGATGCACTCGATGCTAAATACACGAAGGAGTTAGCTGATGCGAAAGCTGAAAATGATGCTCTTCGGCGCAAGCTTGATAATGGTGGTCGGGTGCTCGTCAAAGGAAAATGCCCTGTGCCAGCCTCAGCCAAAACCTCCAGCTCCTCCGGCATGGGCAATGAGGCCACCGTCGAACTCTCTTCAGTTGCTGGACGAAACGTTCTCGATATCCGGGACGGAATTATCCGCGACCAAACAGCACTGAGAACGCTTCAGGAATACATCAGGACGCAATGCCTTTGATGATAGCGATAATTTTACTCATCATCCTTCACATCTGGCTCTGTAGACAGGGTGGTGATCACTTCTGGAGTGAATCCAGATTAAACATCTCATTGCTGATGCTTGATATTGAGCATCTGGCGCGCAGTAAGGGGCTGCGTTGAGATAAGAGCCAGTTCATTACAAATACCAGGATTTAGCCTCGCATTCGCGGGGCTTTTTATATCTGAATTTCACAGCGCATCTCACGCGCATATTAACGAGAGCCTTTCAGTAAGCGAGCCTGAGAAATGCCGTTATAGGTGGCGACCTCTCTCGGGCGGCTTTTCTGTGAGACAGGCTCACTTTCTAAAAGGTAAAGACGCTATGAATCATCAATTGGCTAATCTCGATTTCCGGGACATGGTGGTTGTTTCTGGTGATCGCGTGATCACAACCTCCCGCAAGGTAGCAGCTTACTTCGACAAGCAGCATCACCACATCATTCAGAAAATCGAAAAGCTAGACTGTTCGGATGAATTTCTAACCAGCAACTTTTCGCGGGTTACCTATGAACACAAGGGTAATCAGTATGTTGAATATGAAATTTCCAAAGACGGCGCGATGTACATCATCATGTCGTTTACCGGCAAAAAAGCTGCCGCCATCAAAGAGGCGTTTATCAAAGCATTTAATTGGATGCGTGACAGGATGATGGAGATGGCTCACTCATACCAAAGAGAGCACAACGAGTTAATGCTGGAGTTCATGAAGGAAAAGGATGTTGCCAGTATGTCAGGACGCTTGCTGAACCGCTGGGGCAGGATCAAAAAACCGCAACTCATAGCAAGAATCGAAAGGCTTGAGCAGCAGGCGCAAATATCGATCCCCGGACTGCCAAAGTGACCATTCCAAAGCCCATCTACGGGTGGGCTTGATAATGAAACCGTGATTTACATCCCCACAATCCGGGTATGTAAAAGATAGTTCAGGCGAGAACAGATTTAACTAAATCTGTGCACCACCAGTTGCGGCAGTACCACGAAACAACCCAAGCCAGTAAGTGGGGAAATAACACTGGCAGCCACTGAAAGATGAACCTCCTGCCTTATGGCAAAAAAGATTCTTTGTGGTGGCGGACTGATGGAAAGACATCCTAATCAAGCAACCACTCCACAGGGTCATAATTATGAACGACCAGCAAATCGAAAAAGAAATCGTTGAGAAAGGCAAAACGGCACCGCGAATCACCCCGCAGCACATCGAAGACGTGATTAAAAGCGAGCATTACTTTACTGCTTATGATGGACGAAATGGTGCCATTTCCAGCAACGAATATTGTGGCAGGGAAAAACCAGAAGAAGGCGATCGTGATTTATCACCATTGAAGTTGCTCACTTTCTGCGTACTGGTGCTGAAGAATGGCTTCACCGTCACCGGAGAGAGTGCCTGTGCAAGCCCGGAAAACTTTGATGCAGAAATTGGTCGGAAGATTGCCCGGCAGAATGCTGTAAACAAAATCTGGATGCTCGAAGGTTACTTGCTGAAGCAGAAGCTAAGCGAACAGTAGTTATTACAAAAGCCATTCCCTACAGAGTGGCTTTGACAATGGCTTATACCATACACGGGATAACTTAACTGATATCCCTTTTAACGGATAAACGGAGCCAACAATGGCAGAGATTATTCCCATGACTGAAGAACAGAAGTTCCAGTTAGAGATTTACAAACTGGTCATGAACCAGAACGCAGCCGCAGAGGAAGCATTTCAATTCATTGGCACTGACGAACTGAAGCTTGAGCTATTCAAAATTCACTTCCAGTCAGGCGGCGCTAATTCAGATATCACGATCCGCACATTCGAAGCGGTGCGTAAATCGAAGGAAGCGTTAGACCTGTTCACTACCGGAGCATGATGTGAGCCGCGTAATCAATTTGGGTAAGGAGAAGAAATTCCCAATTACTCAAGAGCTATACGATCGGCTGGAAAGCGTCATTCATGATTACGATGGTGAAATCAGTTTATGTGAGGCGATTGGCACACTCGAATTGCTAAAGCAGTCATTGATTGAAAGCGCGAAAGAGTCCTCAGCCTGAAATGACAATTAAGTGAGATGAATATGGCGACTGAACCAAAAGCTGGTCGCCCCTCTGATTATATGCCGGAGGTGGCTGACGATATCTGCTCGTTGCTTTCTTCTGGCGAAAGTTTGCTGAAAGTATGTAAGCGTCCTGGTATGCCGGATAAGTCCACTGTTTTCCGCTGGTTGGCAAAGCATGAGGATTTTCGCGACAAGTACGCGAAGGCAACTGAGGCACGAGCTGATTCTATTTTCGAAGAGATATTCGAAATTGCTGACAATGCGATTCCAGATGCTGCTGAAGTGGCAAAGGCAAGACTTCGCGTTGATACACGCAAATGGGCGCTGGCCCGAATGAATCCACGTAAGTATGGCGACAAGGTAACTAATGAGCTTGTCGGCAAAGACGGCGGCGCAATCCAGATTGAAACATCACCGATGAGCACTCTATTCGGAAAATGACCTCGATTAATCCTATCTTTGAACCGTTCATTGAGGCGCATCGCTACAAAGTCGCCAAAGGCGGTCGAGGTAGCGGTAAGTCATGGGCAATTGCGAGGCTGCTTGTTGAAGCGGCGCGTCGGCAGCCAGTGCGTATTCTCTGCGCTCGTGAACTGCAAAACAGTATCAGCGATTCGGTGATCCGGCTGCTTGAAGACACCATCGAGCGTGAAGGATATTCGGCTGAGTTTGAAATTCAGCGTTCAATGATTCGTCATCTCGGAACGAATGCTGAATTCATGTTCTACGGCATAAAAAACAACCCGACGAAGATTAAATCGCTAGAAGGTATTGATATCTGCTGGGTGGAGGAAGCGGAAGCGGTAACGAAGGAATCATGGGATATCCTGATACCAACCATCCGTAAGCCGTTCTCTGAAATATGGGTGAGCTTTAACCCGAAAAACATCCTCGACGATACCTATCAGCGATTCGTTGTAAATCCTCCCGATGATATTTGCCTGCTGACGGTGAACTACACCGACAACCCGCACTTTCCTGAAGTTCTCCGTCTGGAGATGGAAGAGTGTAAACGCAGAAATCCGACACTGTATCGTCACATCTGGCTGGGTGAGCCGGTAAGCGCAAGTGATATGGCAATCATCAAACGTGAATGGCTTGAAGCTGCAACCGATGCGCACAAGAAACTCGGATGGAAAGCGAAAGGCGCGGTTGTTTCTGCGCATGACCCATCAGATACAGGGCCGGATGCCAAAGGTTATGCATCGCGTCACGGTTCGGTAGTTAAGCGCATTGCCGAAGGTCTGCTGATGGACATCAACGAGGGCGCTGACTGGGCTACTTCTCTGGCGATTGAAGACGGCGCTGACCACTACCTGTGGGATGGTGATGGTGTTGGTGCCGGGCTACGCAGACAGACAACGGAAGCGTTCTCCGGCAAGAAAATAACCGCCACGATGTTCAAGGGCAGCGAATCGCCATTCGATGAAGATGCACCGTATCAGGCCGGAGCATGGGCTGATGAAGTCGTACAGGGTGACAACGTTCGCACTATTGGCGATGTGTTCCGCAATAAGCGAGCGCAATTCTATTACGCGCTGGCTGACAGGCTGTATCTGACATATCGGGCGGTTGTCTACGGTGAGTATGCAGACCCAGACGACATGCTGAGTTTCGACAAAGAAGCGATAGGCGAGAAGATGCTGGAGAAGCTGTTTGCAGAACTGACGCAGATTCAGCGCAAATTCAATAACAACGGGAAGCTGGAGCTAATGACTAAGGTCGAAATGAAGCAGAAGCTCGGTATTCCATCTCCTAACCTGGCTGATGCGCTGATGATGTGTATGCATTGCCCGGAGTCGGCTGCGCAACCCGACTATTCCAGTTACTCAATTCCTTGTGGTGTAGGTTGATATGGCAGAAAAAAAGATGGCTGACTGGCATCGCAAGGTGCTGTGCAACTTTGATAATGCCTGGTCAGCAACGCAGGATATGCGTGAGCAGATTATTGAGGCTCAACGTTTCGTCAGGGTGTCCGGCGCACAGTGGGAAGGTAGCACAAACGCTGGTTACTCGTTTGATGAGGGCAGGTTTGAGCATTACCCGCGTTTTGAACTGAATAAGATTGCCCGTGAATGTGATCGCATCATTGGCGAGTATCGACAGAATCGCATCAGCGTTAAATTCAGGCCGAAGGATGACAAGGCATCGGAAGCGTTAGCCGAAAAGATGAACGGCAAATTCCGCGCTGACTATCAGGAAACATCCGGTGGTGAAGCGTGTGATAACGCATTTGATGATGCTGTAACGGGCGGATTCGGTTGTTTCCGCATGTGTGCCGATTACGAAGATGAAATGGATCCGAGTAACGAGCAGCGCCGCATCAGCCTTCTTCCTGTTTACGACCCAGCGACATGCGTTTTCTTCGATCAGGACAGCAAGCAATATGACCGCTCTGATGCTATGTGGGCTATGGAAATGTTCTCCATGACGCCTAAAGCGTTCGAGGCTGAATACCCTGATTCCATCGCGGCAAGCCTTTCTCGTGATGGCACTGGCACTCAGTATGACTGGTCAACGCCCGATGCCATCTATGTTGGACGCTACTACGAAGTTCGCATAGAGAAGGTGAAGCTCACGGCGTGGCGCAACCCTGTTAGCGGAGAAACGGCAATCTATGATGAAGAGCAAATCAAAGATATTGTCGACGAACTGACCGATGGTGCATTCGAACTGATCGGTGAGCGGACGGTGAAGAAACGCAGAGTTTATTGCGGTCTTCTGTCTGGCGCTGAATGGCTGGAAGAACCTAAGCGTATTCCGGGCGAACATATTCCTCTCATCCCGGTATATGGGCGTCGTTCATTTGTTGATAATCAGGAGCGAATCGAAGGCCACGCAGCAAAAGCGATGGATGCACAGCGTCTTGAGAACCTGATGGTTTCCATGATTGCAGATAACGCTACTCAGGCTGGCGGTGATGGCATTCCTATCGTGGATGTTGATTTCATTCCCGGTCCATTAATGAATCACTGGGCAGAGAGGAATAAGAAAAGACCAGCAGTTCTTCCCATGACCAGCAAGAAGGACAAAAACGGAACGGTCATTTCAGAGGCTCAGGTTGCTGGCTGGACTCCTCCAACACAAATGCCTCCAGCTCTTGCCGGGCTATTGCAGTACACCGGAACGGCTATTCAGCAAATTACAGGTGCGTCGCAGCTTGAGAACATGCCGAGCAACGTCGCCACCGATACCGTTGATAGCATCTTTAACCGGATGGATACGCAGTCCTATATCTACATGGACAACATGGCTAAATCCATGCGTCGCGCTGGCGTTGTGTGGCTTTCTATGGCGCGTGAGGTCTATGGCAGTGATACGCCGATGCGTATCGTTAATGAGGACGGCAGCGATGACGTGGCGCTGATGACTGGTGAAGTGGTTGACCGTCAGACAGGGCAGGTTATCGCGCTTAATGACCTTTCGCAGGGCAACTATGAAGTGACTGTCGATGTCGGTCAGTCGTTCGCTACTCGCCGTGATGCAACGGTTAAGTCGTTACTTTCCATGCTGGCACTTATCCCACCAGGAACGCCGAAGCACGACCTTGTATCGTCGATGATTCTCGACAATATGGACGGCGAAGGGATGGACGACCTTAAAGAATACAACCGCAATCAGTTGCTTCTGTCTGGAGTTATAAAGCCGAGAACGCCAGAAGAGCAGCAAATGGTTGAGCAGGCGAAACAACAACAGGCCAGTCAGCCGGATCCGGCTATGGTTGCTGCGCAAGGTCAGCTTCTTGCAGGTCAGGCTGAATTGCAGAAAGCGCAGAACGAACAGGCAGCCATTCAGGTTAAAGCATTCCAGGCACAGACTGATGCTCAGGTTGCAGCGGCAAACGTTGTGAAAATCCTCGCATCTGCCGATAGCCAGCAGAAATCTGATATCCGCGAGGCTCTGAAACTGCTCGGACAGTTCCAGCAACAGCAAGGAGACAATGCCCGTGCTGATGCAGAGCTTGTCCTGAAAAGTCAGGCACAGGGTCATGCGCAGCGCATGGACATCAGCAGCAACCTGCAAAAATCAACTCAGCAACAACCACAGCAGTAATTAACCCATAACGTGCAATGGCTGTCTTTATGAGGCCTGGCACCATATTGCCTTCCGATGGGCTGAACATCGAGTAAACAGGGGTAACAAATGGACCAGATGGCAGAAAACACACCAGAAGTTGAAATCGAAACCGACGCGTCAGAGCAGATTCCTGATGATGTCGAACTGGCTGAAGAAGTCGAAACAGAAGATGGCAGTGAGTCCTCCGGCAATGATGCAGAGGAAGCTACTGAAACTGATGACGACGAATCAGAACAGGAATTCTACTTTGGTGACGAAAAGCTGGATTCGCCAACCAGCGAAGATGGCGCAGAGCATGGACTGGTAAAACACCTGCGCAAGACGATTAAAGAGAAAGACCGCGAGCTGAAAGAGCTGATGCGTCAGTCTCAGAAACCCGTCGAGCAGCAGCCGGTAATCACTCAACCACCGCGAATGCCAAAACTGGACGATGAGGACATCGGTTTCGATGAAGAAATCTACCAGCAACGCATGGCTAAGTGGGCAGAGGATAACGGCAAGTACCAGCAACAGGAGATGGCTCGCAAGCAGAAGGAGCAGGAGCTTCAGGCTGCCTATCAAGAGCGATTATCCAAATATCAGCAACGTGTTAAGGCTCTCAAGGTTCCTGGCTATCAGGAAGCAGAACAGGCCGTACTCGAGGAAATCCCCATCGAGACACAAAACGCGATCCTGTTTGAGTCAGAGAAGCCGGAAATCGTTGTTCTGGCGCTTGGTCGCAACGCTGAACTGCGCAAGCAACTGGCAGAAGCTACCAACCCCGTAGCAATTGGTCGTCTGCTGGAACGTATCGAATCGAAGGCCAGAATCATGCCAAAAGCAAAAACCACGGCAGCCACAACCCCGACAGTTAAGGGGAGCAACGGCGCAGTAATCAACAACCTCGACAAACTGAAAGCCAAGGCGCTGGAAACTGGTGACTGGACGCCGTATTTCGCCGCTAAAAAGGCAAAAAAATAACCTATCGGAGCATTAAGCATGGCTAACCAATTAGCAAAAGACCTTGAAATCATGTTCGAAAACTACGTTGAAGGCTTTGAGGCCGCCTGCGTAGTTTCCCGTAACGCTAAAAAATTCCGTCCCGGTGATACTGCAATGCAGCGAGCAGGTGATGTTCTGTATCGTCCGCAGCATTACCACATGAACATTGAAGAAGGCCTCGATCTCAGCAGCAAAACGCCAACAGCACTGGTTCAGCGCCTTGTTCCTTCTGTGTTCAAGGAGCCGAAAAACATTCTGTACACTCTGGATGCGCGTGAAATGCGTGACCCTGAACATAAAACTGAAGCTGGTCGCGCCGCAGGTATGCGCCTTGCTGCACAGATTGACTCTGACCTGATTTCCATGGTCACGCAGCGTGCTACTAACGTGATCACAATGGCTGACTCAACCACTGGTTCACAGGGCCGTGATTTGTGGAACTGTGCGGCAGGTATTGATGCCACCATGACGGCGATTGGTGTACCACAGGGTATCAACCGCCGCTCTTTCTGGAACCCCTTCAACTATAAAGACCTTGCTGGCGAGCTTGGTCACCGTGCCTATGCTCAGGGCGCAACCCTGACAGCATACGAAAAAGCGCAGATCCCTCCGGTTGCTTCCTTTGATAGCTACAAGACCGATATTTCTGGTCGTGTTCCGAAGGGTACAGCAACTTCCATTACGCTGGCAGCAGCACCTGCGCACAAGGTTGAAGCGAAAGATGCTAACGATATGCCAGTGGATAACCGACAGGGGACCATTACGGTATCTGCTGAAGGTTTGCAGGTTGGCGATGCGTTTACCATCGCAGGGGTGAATTCCGTACACCAGATCACCAAAGATACCACCGGGCAGCCGCAGGTATTCCGCGTTCTGGCAGTTAGCGGAACGACAGTAACTATCTCCCCGAAAATTCTGCCGCCTGACAACGCGGATGTCGCCAGCCGTCCATATGCAAACGTTGATGCTAATGCGGCAAGTAGCGCAGCAATCACCATTCTCAACAAAAATGCCGCACCGGCTAACCTGTTCTGGGCTGATGGTTCTGTTGAACTGATGTACGGCAAACTGGCGTTCCCAACTGGTCAGGGTCCACAGGTAATGACGGCAACCACCGAGCAGGGCGCCACGCTGATCATGTCTTACGCCTTCGACCACATCAAAGGCGTAACCACTGCGCGTTTCACCACTCTGTACGGTTGCTCTGTACTGGTTCCTGAATATACGGGCATCGTTATTGCCGGGCAGTAATTTTGGTGGGGCTTCGGCCCCATTTTTATTGGGAGAAGACAATGGCACGAACAATGCTCTATAAGCCTGGCAACATGATCACCTGTGGTCAGTTTGCTGTCGATTACATCATTGTTGATGACGAAGAAGTTAAATCTCACCTGAAAAAAGGTTGGGTAAAAACTCCTGAAGAAACCGCAACGAAGCAAAAAGTGGCTAAGGCGGAAGAAGATGGCGAAAACGAAGGGTGATCTAGTTCTAAAGGCTTTACGAAAAGCCGGGCTGTATTCCAATGCCACGTTGACAGATGCTGACCCTCAGGCAATTGAAGATGCCATTAATGACCTCGAAGACATGATGGCAGCATGGCAGGCGAAAGGTATCGAGCTTGGGTATCAGTTTGCTGATACAGAAAACGGCATCATGCCGTTACCTGACGATGATTCAGGTATCCCTGCATGGGCAAATGATGGCGTCGCTTTGAAACTCGCTGTGCAAGTGTGCATGGATAACGTCATTCAGCCGTCAGACGCTCTCCTTACCGCTGCTGACAGTGCATATCAAACAATCTGTATCGCTTTAACCAAAATACCACCACTTGAGCGGCGAAATGATATGCCTCGCGGTAGTGGTAACAAAAGCGCGTTTACGTGGAATCGGTTTTACATCGAGAAAGATGATCCGAGTACGTGAGGTGAATAAATGCCGATTCAGCAACTTCCGCTCATGAAAGGTGTCGGCAAAGACTTTCGAAACGCCGACTATATCGACTATCTGCCAGTGAATATGTTGGCTACACCCAAAGAAATCCTCAACAGCAGCGGATATCTTCGCTCATTCCCGGGCATTGCCAAACGTTCTGATGTGAACGGCGTATCGCGAGGCGTCGAGTACAACATGGCGCAGAATGCTGTTTATCGCGTGTGTGGTGGCAAGCTGTATAAGGGCGAAAGTGAAGTCGGTGATGTTGCCGGAAGTGGTCGCGTATCAATGGCGCATGGTCGGACATCACAGGCGGTAGGCGTTAATGGTCAACTGGTCGAGTATCGTTATGATGGCACGGTTAAAACAGTCTCAAACTGGCCTACAGACAGCGGATTCACGCAGTATGAGTTAGGCTCAGTCCGCGACATTACGCGCTTACGTGGGCGTTATGCGTGGTCAAAAGACGGAACTGATTCATGGTTCATCACTGACCTTGAAGACGAATCACATCCTGACCGATACAGCGCACAATATCGTGCCGAGTCGCAGCCTGACGGTATCATCGGCATCGGAACATGGCGAGACTTCATCGTCTGCTTTGGTTCATCGACGATTGAATATTTTTCCCTGACTGGGGCAACCACCGTTGGTGCCGCTTTGTATGTCGCACAGCCATCACTGATGGTGCAGAAAGGTATTGCCGGGACTTACTGCAAAACACCATTCGCTGATTCTTATGCGTTCATCAGCAATCCGGCAACTGGTGCGCCGTCTGTATACATCATCGGCTCCGGTCAGGTATCACCAATCGCCAGCGCGAGCATTGAGAAAATCCTCCGCTCCTACACTGCTGATGAACTGGCTGATGGCGTGATGGAATCGTTGCGGTTTGATGCGCATGAGTTGCTGATTATCCATCTTCCGCGCCATGTCCTCGTATACGACGCATCTTCAAGCTCCAATGGTCCGCAATGGTGTGTACTGAAAACAGGCCTGTATGACGATGTGTACCGCGCTATCGACTTCATTTACGAAGGCAATCAGATAACGTGCGGCGATAAACTGGAGTCCGTGACCGGGAAATTGCAGTTCGATATCAGCAGCCAGTATGGGCTACAGCAAGAACACCTGCTGTTTACTCCACTCTTCAAAGCAGATAACGCCAGATGCTTTGATCTGGAGGTGGAATCATCGACGGGTGTTGCTCAGTATGCTGACCGCCTGTTCCTCTCTGCTACAACTGACGGCATCAATTACGGGCGTGAGCAGATGATTGAGCAGAATGAACCGTTCGTTTACGACAAACGCGTTTTGTGGAAGAAAGTAGGGCGCATCAGGAAAAACATTGGCTTCAAATTGCGCGTTATCACGAAGTCACCTGTCACTCTGTCTGGTGCTCAGATAAGGATTGAGTAATGGCGGATTCGAATCTCAATACACCTGTTATTGTTCAGGCGACGCGGCTCGATACATCAATACTTCCACGCAATATCTTCTCGCAGTCGTATCTGCTTTACGTTATTGCACAGGGCACTGATGTTGGTAACGTAGCTAACAAGGCCAACGAGGCCGGACAGGGTGCTTATGATGCACAAGTCAGGAACGATGAGCAGGATGTGATTCTGGTCGATCACGAAGAAAGAATTCGTCAGCTCCGCATCGACGTAGACGACCATGAAATCCGTATTACTGCAAATACCAATGCAATCGCGTCGCTGGATGTCAGACTAACCACGGCTGAAGGTGAAATAGTCACCTTGCAGGCTGATGTCAGTGCTCTCGATGGTAGAGTGACGGAGGCTGAAGGAAATATTTCTGCATTGCAGGACGATTACGTATCGAAAACAGCAACAGCAACACAATCGCTGGCATCCCCCCTCAACGTAACAACATCCTATTCAGTCGGCGGAACCAAGGTTATCGGTGCTCGTCAGACAGGATGGACAGCGGCAACCGGAACGGCACTCCTCGGCGCATTCAACGCTAACCAGGCATACACGGTCGGCACTACGTACACACAATCCGAAGTCGCAGCTCTCGCTACAGGTTTGCAGCAGGCGCGGCAGCGTATTCTGGCGCTTGAAACAGCACTTAGATTACATGGGCTGATTGACTGATGATTACATTCAAACCAACGCGAAACATCGACCTGATAGAAGCAGTCGGAAATCACCCTGACATTATTGCCGGGAGCAACAACGGTGATGGATACGACTACAAACCTGATTGCCGTTACTTTGAGGTGAACGTGCACGGGCAGTTCGGCGGCATTGTTTACTATCAGGAGATTCAGCCGCTGACATTCGATTGCCACGCCATGTACCTGCCAGAGGTTCGTGGATTCAGCAAGGAAATCGGGCTGGCGTTCTGGCGATACATTCTGACTAACACCACCGTTCAGTGCGTCACATCGTTCGCTGCACGCAAATTCCGCCACGGTCAGATGTATTGCGCAATGATTGGCCTTAATCGTGTAGGAACCATCAAGAAATACTTCAAAGGCGTGGATGACGTGACTTTTTACAGCGCCACACGCGAAGAACTAATCGACTTCCTGAATCACGGGAGATAGCCATGTTATATGCATTTAAGCTGGGCAGAAAACTGCGCGGCGAGGAACCTTATTGCCCTGAAAAAGGCGGGAAAGGTGGCAGCTCTGATAAAAGTGCAAAGTATGCCGCAGAAGCTCAGAAGTATGCCGCAGACCTGCAAAATCAGCAGTTCAACACCATCATGAACAACCTGAAGCCGTTTACTCCTCTGGCTGATAAGTATGTCGGCAGCCTCGAGAACTTATCGTCTCTGGAGGGGCAAGGTCAGGCGCTTAACCAGTATTACAACTCTCAGCAGTATAAAGACCTTGCAGGTCAGGCTCGCTATCAGAGTCTGGCGGCAGCGGAAGCAACAGGTGGATTGGGTTCCACCGCAACCAGTAATCAGTTAGCAACAATCGCACCAACGCTTGGTCAGCAATGGCTATCTGGTCAGATGAACAACTACCAGAACCTGGCAAATGTTGGTCTTGGCGCACTGCAAGGTCAGGCAAACGCCGGGCAGACATATGCCAACAACATGAGTCAGATTTCGCAGCAAAGTGCGGCTCTTGCAGCGGCAAATGCCAACAGACCGTCAGCAATGCAATCTGCTATTGGCGGAGGTGCGTCTGGTGCGATTGCCGGTGCAGGTCTTGCCGGCCTTTTGGGAACATCAACACCTTGGGGCGCTGGCATTGGTGCTGGTATCGGATTGCTTAGCTCGTTGTTTTAAGGGGTAATCATGGCTACGTGGCAACAGGGTATTAATTCTGGTGGTTTTCTGGCAGGCATCGGTACGCAAAATGAGAATGCACCAAAGGCAAGCGATATTAACGCAACGCTTGGTCTGATCCGCGAAAACAATGAACTGGCTCGCTCAGGTGCAAATAACGTTGGCCTGACCGCGTTACGTGGTCTGGCTGGAGTTGCTGATATTTACAATCAGGAACAGCAACAGAAAGCTATTAGTGCGTTCAATAAGGTTCACGCTGATGCATGGGCTTCTGGTGATCCATCGGGACTATTTAAGTTTGCCCAGGAAAATCCAGCGTTTGTTGCACAGGCACAACAGGCGTTTTCCGGTCTTAATGAGCAGCAACGCAACGATATGGGCGATTTAGCCATGAGGGCTAACGTCGCTCTTTCTCAGGGACCGGAAGCCTACAGTAAATTCATTACTGACAACAAGGACAGGTTAAATCGCGTTGGTGCTAATGCTGACTGGATGATTCAGACAGGTATCCAGAATCCAGAGCAGCTATCACACATGCTGACTACTATGTCTCTCGGTGCGCTTGGACCAGAAAAGGCGTTTGCTGTTCAGGATAAGATGGCTGGTCGTGAAATTGACCGAGGCAGGCTGGCAGAGACAATCCGCAGCAATCAGGCTGGTGAAGCACTTCAGGCGAGAGGGCAAAACCTTTCCTATCAGTCAGCAATGACTGGGCACAATATCGCAGCACAACGCTTGGCTCTGGATCAGCAAGAGTTCGGGTTTAAGATGCAGCAAGCGCAGGAAAAGGCTCAGCAGTTGATTAGCGAAGCACCTAAGCTGTCAGTAAACATGGAAAAAGGCATCGAGACGGCTGTAAACAATGCCACAGCATCATCAAACTCAGCCAATTCCATGAGTGCGCTTGCTCAACAGTTCAGAGCAGAAAAACCAACGACAGGTTTGTTCGGTAACGCACAGAACATGTTCGCAAAACTTACCGGAAGCGATACGACATTGCGTGATTTGCGCATTCGCCAAAATGCCCTTGTTAACAGTCAGGTTCTTAAATTCCTACCTCCCGGCCCAGCAACGGATAAAGACGTTGAGATCGTTCGACAGGGTGCGCCAACTGACATGGATAACCCTGAGACGGTCGCAAGATGGCTTGATGCTATGGCAAACCTTGAGCGACGAAACGCGCAGTTTAATGAGTTTAAAGCCGAGTGGATGAGCGCGAATGGCAACCCTGGACAATCGCGTAATGGCGGTCAGATATTGGGGTTGGATGTTAAAAAAGGTGAATCATTGGGGAGTGCCGTTAAGCGGTATATGTCAATGAATACTGACGCAGCGCCAGCACAAGATTCGACACCTTCAGGAGAACCACGGAATCAGGTTGGATCATATACCTCAAAATCAGGCATTCAATTTACGGTGGAATGATGAAAGTAACTGCAAACGGTAAGACATTTACCTTCCCTGATGGTACGAGCACGGAAGATATTGGCACCGCCATTGATGAGTATTTTGCTGGTCAGGCTGTTCAGCAACAAACAGTTAATCAGGCCAATAATGAACCAGCACGTGAAGAACCATCATTGATGCAACAAGCTGGCGATTGGCTCACAGGTGGTCAAAGTGCAGGGCAAATTGCAGAGCAGGCTGGTCGTGGTCTGGTAAACATACCATTTGACGTATTGCAGGGTGGCGCAAGTCTGATTAATGCAATCAGCCAGGGGCTTGGTGGCCCCAAGGTTTTGGACGATGTCTATCGTCCAGTAGATCGACCAACAGACCCTTATGCGCAAGCTGGAGAAACAATTGGCGGGTATTTAGTTCCAGGAGTTGGAACGGCAGGAAGCATGGCTATTGGATCACTGGCAGAGGCCGCAAATCAGAAAGGCGATTTCGCACAAAATGCAGCTAAAAATGCCGGAGTTAACCTTGCTGCTCAGGGTGTTCTTTCCGCAGCAGCAAAGGGAATAGGTCGTGGAATAACGGCTATAAAAGGCGATATTGCGCCAGAAGTAGCGAAAAAAATTGCCACATCAGAATCGATGGGCGTGACACCTATGACATCTGATGTAATCACGCCGAAAAATGCTTTCACTCGTGGCCTTACTCAGGATGCTGAGGGGGCTTTGCTAGGGACAGGTTCAAAGCGTGCGGAGCAATATGCAACGCGTAGTAAGCTGGTAAGCAATTATTTTGACCGTTTTGGTGAGTACAACCCTGATGATGTGGTGAAATCTCTGACCACCACGTTAAGGGGGCGGAAGGATGCCGCTGGCGCTGTTATCAATGACGTCACCAATAAAATGGGTAATGCCGCAGTTGATACCACAAATACCATGAATGCTCTGAATACAGCGATCGCAAGACAGGAACGGCTTGGGACGTCTGCCAATCAAAGCCTGCTTACATCCTTGCGTAACCTACGTGAAGAATTAGCAAACCCTGCAACTGATTTGGATGTTACGTTTGATCTCTTGCGTCAGCACAGAACAGCATTTAGATCTAATGTTCAGGGAGATGCTATGGTCTTCCCCAACCAGGCAAAAGCAGCTACCAATATGGTAGAGAATGCAATGTCAAAAGATCTTCGTAACGCAGTTGCAAAAAACCTCGGTGCATCAGACGCAGCAAAATACCTTAAAGCAAATTCCGATTATGCAAACGTTTATAATAAGGTGCTTAATAAAAACATTGCTAACAAGCTCAACAAGGCAAGCAGTGAAGCCAGTCCTGAACTTATAAATACCGTTGTATTAAGCAGAAAACCATCTGACGTGAAACGAATCTGGAGCGCATTGGATGATAAAGGGAAAGATGCTATGCGTGCAGCTTACGTCAGCAAAATAGCGGAAAAGGCCGGTGACTCTCCAGCCAAGTTCATCACTGAAGTTAATAAGCTGAAATCTCAGTCAGGCGGTGAAATTTACAACACTATTTTTTCTGGAAAGCACATGAAAGAGCTTGATGCTCTTCATGAAGTTCTACAGCAAACAGCAAGGTCAGACACCGCAAATGTAGTAACTCAGACGGGGCAATCGCAAGCCAATAGGATAAGGACGATTGGCGCAACTGCGACTCTTGGCGTATCAATGGGGCTTGAGGCTGGTTTCGGTGCAATGATGCGCTTGTATGAGTCCAAAGCAGCAAGGAATGCTCTCTTACGTCTGGCAAACACTAAAGCTGGAACGCCAGCCTATGAAAGAGCATTAAGTAACGCTGCAAATGCCATCAGACCGCTGCTTGCCACTGAGGCAACACAGCAGTAACGTATGGGAAATTGGATTCAATCGTTAACATTTTCTTTTTACTTTTCCAACAAAAGCTTTGGTTGAATCCATGTTTCCATAACCAGAAATGGTTTTCGACATTAAAACTGTTCCATTAGGATGTATTACCCATGAGTCGATAACTCGTTGAGTTTCGCCATTCGCGCCGATTCCTATGATGGAGTTTTTAGACAATGCTTTGTAAGCCATGCCGCCAGCATCCGTCCCAGAATATGTGATGCTGGCATCTTCACCGCTTGTCTTAATGATAAATGTTCCACTAAAACCATCTTCTTCCGGTTGGAAATTATTTCGTTCTGAATAGCTTATTCCGCGCATATCTCCAACAACCCAGCATTCTGCTGTAGCCCCAAAAGATATGAATAAAAACATACCAGCAAGAAATCGCTTCACACTAACCTCCTTAGTTTTCCTTGCAGTGGCACTGAGTGAATGGAACAAGAAGATAGCTGATGAGGTGAGCTAAAATATATATTTAGCTATCCCTAAAAGAGCAAATCCAGTCCCTATGGTCCATAGTATTTGCTTGTTTACTGCAGAAGATATCAATGTCTGGACTTCGCTCTTACTCGGTTTTTTTGATAATTTTTCGTCTACATCTACTATTTTTTGCAGGACCACCGCAACATCTCTGGATGTATCAGCTGAGATATCACGCAAACGAGAGATGTCAGACCTTGCCTCAGATAGATTGGTCTTAATGTTTTCAACATCTGCCTCTAACCGTGCAACCCTAGCCTCAAGCATGTTGTTACTCCCAGCTCCACCACCACTTGATTGTAGCATGCCCATATTCATGCCAGACATTCCTGATGACTGAGAAATTGGATTTGTGTACAAAGATGATGATTTTTCCGCTTGTTCAAGCTTTTCAGTTAGATTTGGAGCTTCGTAATAATCGTGTTTCATCATTGATTACGACTCGTTTGTTTTAGCCTTATAATGTTGGTCGCGAATGAAGTCCGCCAATTTAAGCATCAATTCTTCAGGCATTCTAATGGTGGCAATATTGTACTTTATGTTTTCAACATCACCGCTTTCATCAACAGGCCATTCAGTTACATTATGAAAAAAAGAAATTGAACCTAATCGCTGGGAACCGTCACCAAACGAAGAGTATCCAAATGAGTCAGCATATGCATCGACACAGTTATTTGATTTTTTAACAAGCTCTTTATTACTCATTCTTTTCTTTTCCATAAAGTTTTTTTAAAGTTTCGAATACCATATTTTTTACGATATCCGAATGTTCATCAGCCAAGCGTTCAGCTTCGTTGCGATAGCCTGCAATCGGTGATGGCTTTGAGAGAGCATCCTGAACGATTTGTAATAACTCAGAGTTCATTGACCTTCCGTTAGCCTCGGCTCTTAATTTCAATTTTTCTCTTACTTCCAAAGGCATACGGAAGTTAAAGTGCGGATCATCTCTAGCCATGCCATCACTCCAAGTTAGTGTATTGACATGATAGAAGCACTCTACTATATTCTCAATAGGTCCACGGTGGACCTATAATGTGAGGTGAACATGAAAGGAATGAGCAAAATGCCGCAGTTCAATTTGCGGTGGCCTAAAGAAGTATTGGATTTGGTACGCAAGGTAGCTGAAGAGAACGGGCGATCTGTTAACTCTGAGATTTACAAGCGAGTGATGGACAGCCTGAAGAGAGAGGGGATTACGGTATGAAGGTGTCATTGCTTGATCGTTCTTTACAATTTTTGTCTGGCGCAATCATTGTAGTTTGCTTGCTCGTGATTTTTACATCGTTAATCAATATGTATCAATCAGGGGAACGATTGACAAAGACGATAGAGGAAAAAAAATCAGTCTCAAATTACGAAGTATCACATGCACATAACGATTTAGTAGAAAGCCTTGACCGTATTAACAAGAGGCTTGACGAGACAAATATGCTACTTAAGCAAATTCAAAATGAAGTGGAAAAACGTTGAAGCCCCAACTGCTGGAACAGTCAGGGCTTCGGTATCAACAAAACTTACGAGGTATTATTGATATGTCAAGCTTAGCAAAGTCAACTGTAAATTGCACTAATAGCATCATCATTTCTGACGTCAAGATTCATATGGATTCAGAGGGGCGTTACTCGCTTAATGACCTTCATGTAGCGTCTGGGAAGGAGGAAAAACATCAGCCAGCTTTCTTCATGCGTAGAAATGAAACTATTGAATTGATTAATGAAATTTTTAATTCTGCGGATATGCAGAATAAGAATCCCGTCCTTTCTAAGAAAGGTCGATATGGTGGAACCTACGTGTGCAAGGAGCTTGTTTACTCCTACGCTATGTGGATTAGCGCAGCCTTTGCGCTGAAGGTTATCCGTGCATATGACGCAATGGTTACTGCCACACAAGAGAGGAAGGCTATTGGAGGTAAAACTTCAGTAGCTGAACGCACACCGCTACGCGATGCAGTAAACATGCTGGTAGGAAAGAAAGGACTTCGCTATGACGATGCATACAATATGGTTCATCAGCGTTTTGGTATTGACAGCATTGATGAACTTTCAATTGAACAAATCCCGCTGGCCGTAGAGTACATCCACAGGGTAGTGCTTGAAGGCGAGTTAATCGGCAAACAAGAGAAGAAAGCAAACGAGCTTTCTGCAAAAGAAGCAAACAGCCTTGTATGGTTATGGGATTATGCCAACCGCTCACAGGCATTATTCCGCGAACTGTATCCGGCATTAAAACAAATTCAATCGAACTATTCCGGCAGATGCTACGACTACGGTCATGAGTTCTCGTATGTTATCGGAATGGCGAGAGACGTTTTAATAAACCACACACGAGATGTTGATATTAATGAGCCAGACGGACCAACGAATCTTTCCGCATGGATGAGACTTAAGAATAAAGAATTACCTCCTTCAGTACATAACTACTGACAGATAACCAACGCAACGACCCAGCTTCGGCTGGGTTTTTTTATGCCCAAAATTCACCGTAGCCATGCTGCGGCGATTCCTTGTATCTGGAGCAAATTAAATGACAGACATTACAGCCAATGTTGTAGTGAGTATGCCTTCGCAACTCTTCACTATGGCTCGTTCTTTTAAAGCCGTAGCTAATGGAAAAATTTATATCGGTAAAATTGACACTGACCCGGTAAATCCTGAAAACCAGATTCAGGTTTATGTAGAGAACGAAGACGGTTCTCACGTTCCTGTTTCGCAACCAATCATCATTAACGCCGCTGGTTACCCTGTATATAACGGACAGATTGCCAAATTCGTAACTGTGCAAGGCCATTCTATGGCTGTTTATGATGTATATGGTGCACAGCAGTTCTATTTTCCTAATGTGTTGAAGTATGAGCCGGATCAATTAAGGTTGGAGCTTGAATCATCTGGTGGAGCAGGATTGATAGGTGGTGTTTCGAAGCCTATTACTTTTTTTGGTGCTATTGGTGATGGATTAACAAACAATACGCAGGCATTTAACGATGCAGAGATATCAGAATTCAATGACATATACATTCCTGATGGTATTTATAATGTAAATAATATTAACTTAAATAAGAGATATTGGGGGCCTGGCATAGTAGTGATTAATTACCAGACTAAATATTCTGGCTCTGGTGTTAACGACATGACCGTGTCAGGAATATACAATGGACAGCAAGATCTAAATGCAATTGTAAGAATAAAAGAAGCTTCAAATCCTGATAAGCTTGAATTCAGTACAGATAATGGAGTTACATGGCGTGACACGATAGACGTGTACAACCCAATCGATGACAGTGTATCTCAGCAACCAATCGTAATACTTGCAGGTGGGGTGGATTTTTTCGTAAGTGGATTGAAGATAAACTTTTCTTCAACCACTGGACATACAGTAAATGACTCATGGTCATTTTTCATTCCTTCCAATCCATCAGTAATAAACACAGGAAGTGGCAGCATCGTTAAATCAGGAAGCGTTATTTTTAATGTTAGCGGAAACAATGATACTAATACTTCCGCTGGAAAAGACTCATTAGGCGGTGGAAACGTAGGAGCTAACAATACCGCATATGGGTGGAAGAGTTTGCACTCAAACACTACAGGATACGCAAATACCGCGTCTGGGATTCAGTCTATGGAAAACAATAAGACTGGTAAAAACAATTGTGCATACGGTGCTGATTCTCTAAGAGCTAACGTATCTGGTTCTGATAACGTAGCGGTTGGGGTTTTTGCGTTATGTGCAAACACAACAGGCTACGGTAATACTGGTATTGGTAATGATACTAACAGGTATAACAAAACAGGATTTGGGAATACTGCGGCAGGTGTGCAGGCCTTGTATCACAACAGTGCTGGTAATGAGAACACCGCTTTTGGTGAATATGCGTTACGTGGCGGTAATTCCAGTTTTCCTACGGGGGTGTCTATCCAGTATTGTGTTGCGGTAGGGGCTAAGTCGGGTTTCAACGCGTTAGGTAATAATAATACAGCTATAGGTTACGAGGCGCTATATTCTGCATCAGGATCTGATAATGTTGGTATTGGATTCGATGCAGGGTTTAAAGTAACGGCTGGATCTTTCAATGTATTTTTAGGTTCTAATTCTGGTAACGTGTCAGAGCAGGCTACAGATGTGACAAACTGCGTCCTTCTCGGAGATAATACAAAATCAACCGGAAGTAACGCAGTAGCTATCGGTAGTGGGGTAATTGCCGCTCAGAATACTGTAGCTATAGGTAATAGTGAGCATGAATTATTCTTTCATTATGGGAAAATTACACCACAAATTGATAATGCTTTTGATATTGGTGGGCCGGATGCGAGATATAAAACAATATATGCAACTACAGGAATGATAAATACATCAAATGAAATGTTGAAAACAAAACTAACAGACATTGATGTTGCTGAAAAAAAAGCTGCACTAGAAATAAAAGATAATATTAAAAAGTTTAAGATGCTGGATTCTGTTGAGGTAAAGGGATTTGATGGTGCTAGGTGGCATTTTGGTGTTGGAGCTCAAACTGTTGGTAATATAATGAGGAAGCACGGACTTGATCCTAGTAAGTATGGGTTTTGGTGTCACGATAAAACGCATCGCGAACACATGACTGGAAATATAGATATCTTTTGTGAAAGTTATGGTATAAGATATGACGAACTTGCAATGTTTATATTGGCATCAATATCTTTATGTGAATAAACTTTGTAAATGAAGTGAATTGCAAATCCTTGTACTTGATTGCAAGGCTTTGTGCTCTTCGATAATGGTTAAGGTGGATCACTCCACCTTTTCATCAAGCCAGTCCGCCCACCACTGCATCATTTCTCTGCGCTTATCGAGATACTGCGCATGGTTGTAAATACCGCGCACAGATCCGCCGTTGGCATGTGCCAGTTGCACTTCAATAGCATCAGCAGGCCATTCGTGCTCGTTCATAATCGTGCTGAATTCATGCCTGAATCCGTGACCGCTTTCCAGCCCTTCATAGCCAATTTGTTTGATCACAAGCAATACCGCGTTCTCGCAGATTGGCTTCTTCTTATCGTTGCGCCCGGCAAAAACAAACTCTGAGACTGGTTTGGTGATTGAGCTTAGCGTAGTGAGAAGTTCAACCACCTGGTCTGACATAGGAACAACATGAATCTTGCGGCCCTTCATCACACTGGCGTCGATAGTGATAATCCTGTTTTCAAAATCGACGTTCTTCCATTGCATGGAACGAAGCTCTTTCGTTCTTAGGGCTGTGTAGCGTAAAACTTTGGTCGCAATGAGCGATACAATACTTCCTGAAAATGTTGCCAGTGCTTTGTTGAATGCCGGGATCTGGTCGGCAGGAAGAAACGGGAAGTTCTTCTTGCGGTATCCCTTCATGGCGTCAGCAAGGTCAGGTGCCGGGTTATATTTAGCCCTACCAGTAACAATAGCGTAACGGAAAACCTCGCCGCATCTTCTGCGGGCTTTGTTGGCTCTCTCCATTGCGCCGCGATCTTCAAATCTGCGGATTACTTCCAGCAGTTGCATCGGCTCAATATCCTGAATTTCAAGGCCGCCGATGATGGGTAAAATGTCGTCATCAAACATTTTGGCAAGTTCAGTTGCATAGCCTACTGACCAGACTTGCTTCTTGTGCTCGTACCACTCCTTGTAAATCGCACTAAATGAATTGTTGTTAGACGAAGCCTTTTTCGCCTTTACCGGATCGATGCCAACCGAGATGTCTTTCCTCGCAGTCCATGCCTTATCCCTTGCTTCCTGCAAAGTCATAAGCGGATATTTTCCGACGGTCAGGATTTTCTCCTTACCGTCAATCTTGTAGCGAAGCTGCCATACCTTTTTCCCGGATACAGGAACATAAAGGTACAGGCCATTACCATCGAGAAGGCGGTATGGTTTTTCTTTCGGCTTTGCTGCTTCAATCTGCTTAACGGTGAGCAT